GCTTCAAGAACGCATTCTGCAACAGTGTGACCGCCTGTCCAACGGTGATGATGGTCTTCTCATACTCCTCGTTCAAGAAGTCAGCATTCTTCTTGAATGCATCCAGCACGACCTGGGCAGTAATCTTGCCTTCCTTACCCAGATCACGGAGAGCACCACGGGTGATCCCCAAACTAGAGGCGATCGTGTCCGCCACGAACGGCAGATTCTCCAGAACCGAGATTAGCTCATCACCACGCAGCGCACCTGAGGCGATGCCCTGGGAGAGCTGACGCAGTCCGCCCTTGGCTTCGGACGCGGCCGCGCCGCCAATGATGACGGCCTTGTTGACCAGCTCAGTGAACTCAAGGATCTCTTGCTGGGACCGGCCCAGCTCCTTCGCAGACAGAGCGAACTTCGAGAATGAGTTCGCCGTCTCTTCGAAGGACGAGCGTGTGCGCTTCGCGATCTCGAATAGCTCGTCAGTCACAGCTCCAAGATTCTCGGTGCCTGTCGTCACGATCTTCAGCTTGTTCTGAAGCACGGTGAACGTGTCAGCCAGGCCGATGAGCTGCTTGACCACAGCGGCTGCCGCCAAGGCCCCGAGAGCTTTCTTGAGGAGCGAAATAGCGCCCCCAGTGGCCTTGGCGGACTTCCCTACGCCCTCGATGTTACGCTTGACAACGAGCGCGCCCCTCTCATCAATCTTGATAGATAGCTGTTCTGTAGCCATCACACACCGTCCAGCAGCCGGGCAGCACCAAGCTGCTTCTGTGCCGCGCGGATCGCATCGGCCGTCATGCCCTGCGGTGCCTGCGCTGAGCTGCCAGCGTCCAGTGCAACAATGTACGCCACATTGTTCGTGATGAAGATACCGCCCCTGCCCAGCTTGTACTCCGCGATCTTGATGCGGCCCTTCTCCAGCGCCTCGTTCGCAGCCTGCCCCTTCACTCCTCGCTTACCTTTGCCGCCCTTTGGCCCGAGAGCATCCGCTGGTGTACCAGCACCGGGCGCCCCCACGGTGACAATCCAGTTCGCGCGAGCACGACCCGTATCGACCGGCGTCTTCAGGACGGCGGTCTGATCCGCTGCGATAGCAGCACGCTTGACGATCTTGAGCGTGTTACGCTCCACCGCCTTCGCAATCAGGTCCAGGCGCCTTTTGAAGCCCTCTGCTGTCCGGCTAGTGGCGATGACTTCTTCCCCTTGTCGTGGTAATCCAAGAATGCGTTGTCCATCACCCTGATAAGGTAGAACAGGTCTTCTTCCTGAGCCTCATCCAGCTCGAAGGTGACCGCATAGTCACGAATTGAGGTCCACGGGATCTGCCCAGCAGCCCAGCCCGTGGATCGGCATGTGTTCAACTCCCAGAACGCATCGTAGTACAGCTCCAGGCCCATGATGAGCCGAGGGGCGTTCGCAATCCTGTCAGGGAGGGGCGAACGCTCCCGCATGCACTGCTTGATGATGCGTTGTTCGACTGGTGCCTGTTGCAGGGTGTACAGCAGGCACTCAATCAGTTTCCCGACGCTTCCTCCCTCAGACTGGATCGGTAGAGAGCGATTGAAGATGCGTCGGCTTGGATCGAGTCGAACAGGTCTGGTAGCTCACGGAAGATGGCGAGGATGTTCTCCTCACTCATCGGCTTCACACCACCGTCGCCGTCGTCGATACCGTCGACGAATTCATCGTTGATCTTGGTCTGCCATCCGGTGATGACTGAGCGGGCATAGACTTGGCGAAGAATGTCGATCGCGAGGTCGTTATCCATCAGGTCAAGTTGCATCGCGCGACGATGGGGCCTTCCGATCTCTTCGAGCGTACGCTGGTACTTCTTGTTGGCGCCGCCAGCTCGTGCCGCACGGACCTGGAACTCACCGAAGTCAAGCCAGACGCCCTCGCGCTCAGTCTTGGCGTCGGTTCCGAACATGGATCGAATACTCATTTTGCTCCTCTCTTGATGCCCAGCGCGCGTGCGCTGGTCTTCTTCATCTTGCCAGTCTTCGGGTCTTTGATCAGTGGGGCCTTCCCCGCCTGGACCCGAGCCTTATTCGTTCGTTTCCGAGCTGCTAGCGCCTTGCGTCGTCCTGGGGTGCTCATGTCGCCTCCCAAATAGCGCACGCTGTTGAGCCTTCTTGGCTTCAGTGTGCGTGTCGAACGTACCGATGGTGCCCCCGGTCGGGGACACCACTCGATACTTGTCAGCTACACGGATGATCATCCCGCCACTGTCGGCAGGTAGTCGAAGAACGACAGGAACAGCGTGTGGTTCAAGGCCGAGTTGACCTTGGCACCAGTCGACGCTTCGCTCGTGATCGGCAGAGTGATCGCCGCATCCTGCTCCACGTTGGGGCGTCCATCCCCGAGCGTGAGCAGAGGCAGGTCGATCGCGATACCGACATTGTCCTTCACCAGAGCGAGGGCCAACGTGATGTCACTGTTGTCTCGCACCGCCTGGATCGCGCTGACGTTGCCGAAGTAGGCAGTCAGCTCACCACTCACGGCGAACGTACCAGCAGTGACCTCGAAGGCACCGAGCGTTCCGACCGCCTTGTTGGCGGACACGTTGTTGTTGATGGCCAACGTGAGGTCTGTCACGAATGCGAACAGGGCGGTCGGAGACTCGTCCGAGCTGCTCGCGACAGCCATCTTGATCAGCGGCACGTCCGAGCTGGTGTTGTAGGCGTCAGCCTCCACCAGAGCGGGACGTGTACCGGCCTTGAGCGCCGCCGGCCCAGTGATCGTCTCGTTGTCTGCCCCCACGAAACTGAGGTCGACCGTGGCCTTATCAGCGGTGGGCACATTCAGCGTGAACTCACTCGGCACGGCGCCCGTGATGTACTCTGCCTGGATCTCTGAGGTCAGGACATCGTCGGGAGCACCCAGCGAGCGTTCGAGCTGGTAGGTGCGACGCACCTGGCTGGCCTGGTCATCCTCGTTCTTCAGTGGTCGACCGTAGAAGATCTGGACGGTCTCGCCGCCGGCCAGCGACTCAGTGACCATCGTCGACACACTCTTGTCGATCGTGAGGGTGGTCGCGCTGGTCGCGCGGCATCGCTTCCATCCATTGTTCGCGGCTGTGGCGAAGCCATCTCCTGCTACATCCGCACCGATGTAGAACGGCTCACCAGGCAGCAGAGGCAGCGTGGTGAAGTCGAACGCAGCATCGGACGTGATCGTGGGCAGTGTGCCAGTCACGACAGTGAGGTCGTCTGCGGCAAACTGATGGCCAACGGTCGTCATCGTTGCCGTAGAGGCGGGCGATGCGTCCGTGGTCAGATTCTCAACAGTCGTGATCACGTTGTTCGTGATGCTGGACGCGGTCTTGAGCCCGTTGTTCGCAGCATCGTTGTTGCCTGCCAGGAACAGAAGGTCTCCGGCGAGCCAGGTCAGGCCGTTCCCGTAGGTAATGGTCACGGTCAGCGCATCATCCCCGGAGCCAGTGAGGGCTACGGTAGCGGCCCCCGCACCAGTGTCTGTGTGTGTGCGACCCTGCGTGAGCAGCGACACAGTGAGTACGACACCACCGGAGACGGTAGCAACGGTCCACGTCGAGAGAATCGTCGCGTTCACGTCCGTCACGGAGAACGTGTCGCCGACCGCGTAGCCAGTACCACCAACCACGACAGCAGCAGTCACACCCACTCGACTGTCGACCGTGATCTCGTCAGTGGTCGTGTCGATGTCGGTGATCAGGAAGTCCTCGTCGACACCCAGCAGGCCACTGCCCTGAGCACTCCGGTTCGCCCCCACGTCTTGACGACGACGGAAGTTGGCGAACATGAAGCCCTGGAGCATGTCCTGGAGGTTGGTCTGCGTGATGTCTGTGTTGATACCACCGCTGGCGTCGAGATCGGTCACGACACCCTTCTTGCGCTGGCGTCCAGAGTTGATCGGGTTACGGGCGACCGTGGTCACCTGTCCACCGAAGTCGTTGTAGGAGTTCGGCTCCATCGGATACCAGATCTCATTGCCGGAGACTGTCTTGTACGAGTCCTCCACGGCGTAGCGTAGGCCCGTCGAATTAGAGTCGATCTTGTTGATCTGGGTCATTTCGATCCTCGCTTATCGTATTTCGTCGTACTCAAAGTCGGCGAGCACGTTGGTTTGGAACCACTGGCCTTCCTGGCCAATCTCTTGTGATCGTACGTTATGGAAGATCACTCTTCCAGGCGAGGTCGTCACGCCCTCGAATGCATTCT